AGGTGCATCAAGTAGCGCTAGGTGGCTCGTATGTACGCCATCGGCAAGATTAGAAGCGATGTTCCCTGATGAACAATCGCCCTATGCTGCGGAAGGTACGATAGCACACGACCTGGCAGAATCAATTCTGCGCCATAAGCTGGAGGGCAAAAAGGCGCCTAAGCTTGATGACTACTCTACTGAAATGATAGAAGCCGTTAACCGATATGTTGACATCTGCGAAGAAAAGGTGAACGAGTCTCGCGCCCGTTCATCTGATGCGGAAGCCATGATTGAAGCACGGCTCGACTTCTCTAGGTGGGTACCTGATGGCTTTGGTACAGGCGATATGGTAATCGTAGCGGACGGCATCCTGGAAGTGATTGACCTGAAGTACGGCAAGGGCGTTCCAGTGAGTGCCATTGAAAACACACAAATGAGGCTCTACGCGTTGGGTGCTTACGACATAAACGAGTTCCTGTATGACATTAAATCGGTCCGTATGACCATCGTTCAGCCTAGACTGGACAGCATATCTACCGATGAAATGGCCCTTGAGGAACTGCTCGATTGGGGGGAAGAAATAAAACCAATCGCGCAACGTGCCTGGGAAGGTATCGGCGATTGTACGCCTTGCGATTACTGTAACTTCTGTAAAGCACGGCACACCTGCCGGGCATTAGCTGATACTTGCCTTACTGCTTTTTATAAGGATGGGGGCAAGCTCAATCAATTACTCACGGACAGCGAAGTATCTGACATCCTAGCGATGAAAGACTTAATCACAAAATGGATTAAAGGTGTTTACGACTTTGCCTACGAGAAAGCCTTATCAGGTGAAAAGCAATGGCCTGGATACAAATTAGTAGAAGGTACATCAAGACGTACTATCACGGATCCTGAGGCAGCGGCTAAAACATTACTTGATAATGGCTACAAGGAAGAGGACATTTTTAAACCGCGTGAACTCGAAGGTATCACGAATCTGCAAAAGGTTCTTGGTAAAAAGGGCATCGCAGAATACTTAGAGGCGTATATCGACAAGCCCGAAGGCAAGCCTACACTTGTACCGGACAGCGATAAACGCCCAGCAATTAATACAGTTGAAACAATGATGAATGAATTTGATGATGAGGTATAACACATGAATAAAACAGTAACTGCAGTACTCGCGATTTCCGCGTTGGCTGTCAATGTAGCCGGCGCAACTAGCAACAATACGGTAGGCGGAACAAATAATACTATCTCCGCAACTTCTACAAGCTCAATGGTATCTGGTTTCCAAAATCACATTGATGCGAATAACGCATTGGCGTTTGGTACTAATAATACTGTAACTGGTGAAAATGGGTTCGCAGGTGGTAATAATGCAACTGCAGCAGGTCGCAATAGTTTTGCATTCGGCAGTCACGCCGAAAGCTTGGTGGAATACACCATAGCGATTGGTAACCAAGCAAGAACCGCGGCCTATGATAGTGTAGCCATCGGCAATGGCGCGTTCGTATCTGGTGAATCTAGTGTGGCCTTTGGCCGTTCCAATAATGTGACTGGTGAAAACTCCGTGGCAATCGGTGCTAACAATGGCACCGTAGCAGGTGGCCAGTCCGCCGTAGTAGGTTACAACAATAAAATCGGGACGCAAAAAGAACAGCTTGTATTCGGATCTAACTCCGAAACAACTGGCCAAGGTGCTCTCGTCTTTGGCACACACGCCAAAGCATTAGCTACTGATGCACTCGCATTCGGAAACAATACAATCGCGGATAAGGCAAATGCGGTGGCCATCGGCACCAACGCGGTGACCGATGATGCGGTAGGCGTTGATGGTATCACAATTAATGGTACTCGCCACGTATTCGCAGGCGAGCAACCGCCAACTCACGAATGTTAGCGCTGGGCAAATCTCCGCTGATTCACTAGACGCTATCAACGGTAGTCAGCTTTATGCGGCTATCGATGAAATCGAAACTAATGCTAAACAAATTGCTAAAAACAAACAAAACATTAAAGATGTGGCAATTGGTTTGAACATGCTAGGCGATGTGGTTAATGATCACGAACAAGCTATTGCTGGTAATACTAATCGCATCAATGGTAATACATCTGCTATTACTTCCCTTGGCCAAAAGGTAACCGCTAATACAGCGGATATTAGAAGCCTTGAACATGTGGCAGACAATCACGAAGGGCGCATCACAACTTTAGAAAATCGTTCTATGGGCTTAGCTAATGATATTAACAACAAATTAAACAGTCTTGGCCAACGTGTTAATAAGTTAGGCGCAAGCTCCGCAGCACTTGCTGGATTGCATCCATTAGACTTCAACCGCAACGATAAAGCATCTTATGCAGTATCTTACGGACACTACAGAAATGCAAACGCAGTAGCGTTGGGCGCGTTCTATCGTCCAAATGAACGAACTATGATTGGTGCGGGTGTTAGCTTTGGTGGTGAAACACAACTTACGTTAAACGTAGCATTCAAAACTGGTAAAGGTAGCGATTACATCGCTGAAGCCAAGGATGCGCAAAGCCGTATCTCTAAGCTAGAAGCATTAGTAACGAAGTTAATGGCAGAGGTTGAAAAATGACCTCCGTACGGGCTATCGCAAAAGAGCTCCATGAACGAGGGCATTACCTCGACGAGCTCTACCAAATTACTATTGCCTATGCCACTAGCTTACACGTTCGCTATTGCACAGTAGATGCTAAGTGTGAGGCGATAGAGGACTATTATAAAACTGAATTAGACCTTTCGAAATATTCTTGGGAAGAAGACGATGAGTGGATTCAACTAGATGACGAAAGGTCTGATATCGAAGACGAATTAGATAATTTATTTAACACAGTAATAGGGTTCGAACATAATTGTAACCCATTTAAGAAATAAGGAGACAGTAACATGGCTAAATTAACAACTGGTGTAGTAAGACTTTCTTATGCAAATATCGCTGCCCCTCGTAAAAACGATGACGGCAAAGCAAAATATAGTTCCCAAATCATTATCGATAAAACAGATAAGAAGACAATCAAAGCTTTTGAAAAAGCAATCGAAGAACTTAAGGCGGATCCAAAAGCAGTTGCTAAGGTGGAAGGCAAAGCAGCTTACCTAAAATTGAACTTACGTGATGGCGATACCGATGATGCGGTAGTCGACCAACCGGAAACATATGCTGGTAAATACTTCATTAACGCGAACAGCAATAAGCAACCTATCGTATTTAATCGTGAAAAAATCAAGATGGACGATTTTGATATCGAAGAAGAAATCTACTCTGGTGTATATGCACAGGTTGCACTTTCCGTTTTTGCTTACAACTTCAACGGCAAGAAAGGCGTAGGCTTTGGTCTAAATGGTATCCGTAAAGTCAAAGATGGCGAACGCCTAGGCGGTGTACATGTATCTGCTAATGACTTCGGCGACGACGATTTAGGCGACCTAGACGATGACGACGATTTAATCTAAGGAGGCAATTATGGAGCTCAGTATTGATGTGGAAACCTATTGCGCCTGCCCTATTAAATATGGGGCGCAGCGATATGTTGACGATACAACATTTGAAATACTGCTCTTTGCCTATAGCTTTGATAACGAACCCGTCGAAGTAATTGATATGACAAAGAATCCACTACCCGAAAGGGTGGTGGACGCTTTGTATAATAAGGAAATTACAAAGACCGCGTTCAATGCAGCATTTGAAATGCTGTGCCTTAAAAAGTACTTCCCTGATGCGGACTACACGAACTGGGAATGTACCTCCGTGCTAGCGTTATACTGCAGTCTACCAGCAAGCCTTGATAATGTGTCCAAGGCTTTGAAATTAGGAGAAGCCAAGGATTCACGGGGTAAACGCCTAATTCAATTCTTCTCCGTTCCTCGTAAGCCTACTAAGACAAATCCTAAGACACGGAATATGCCTGAGGATGCGCCTGAGAAATGGGCGGAATTTATTGAATATAACCGGCAGGACGTAGTGGTTGAAAAGGCCATTCGTAAACGCCTGCTTTCGTTGAAGCCGCCTGCCATTGAACATGAGTATTGGCTACTCGATCAAGATATCAACTGGAGAGGTGTAAAGGTAGATATGGACCTCGTCGATGCGGCCCTTCAATGTAACGATGAGATAGTGGAAAAGGCTACAGTATCATCGGCACGACTAACAGGGCTAGATAATCCCAATAGCACATTACAGCTTAAAGATTGGCTATCGAATCGCCTTGGCTATGAAATCGAAACCATGCGAAAAGATGACGTATCAAATCTACTATCACAGGATATTCCTTCCGATGTGCGTACCGTGCTGAAGAACAGGCAAGTCCTGGGCAACTCGTCAATTAAAAAGTACTTGGCCATGAAAAAGGCAGTATGCTCCGATGGCCGTATCCACGGTATGCTTCAGTTCTACGGAGCTATGAGAAGCGGGCGATGGGCAGGTCGTGTAGTACAACTGCAGAACCTTCCTCGTAATTACCTAGAAGATTTAGACACAGCCAGGGAAGTTCTTAAAAGTAGGGATGTAGAAATATTAGACCTACTCTACGGAAACCCTGGCGACGTGATTAAGCAACTTATCCGTACTGCTCTTGTAGCAGAGGATGGGCACCGATTTATAGTAGCTGACTTCAGTGCTATTGAAGCACGTGTAATTGCTTGGCTTGCTCACGAGCAGTGGCGACAAGATGTATTTGCACAAGGTGGCGACATCTACTGTGCATCCGCGTCTAGTATGTTCCACGTTCCTGTTGAGAAGCACGGCGTGAATGGGCATCTACGGCAAAAAGGGAAGGTAGCGGAACTAGCACTCGGCTATGGTGGCGGTGTAGGGGCCATGAAATCGATGGACTCAAAAGGAGAAATCCCTGAAGACGAACTTCCAGGAATCATCGAAGCATGGCGGCAAGCTAGTCCTCGCATTACGAGATTTTGGAAGGATGCAGATACTGCAGCCAAGAAAGTCGTAAAGACTGGCGAACCTGTACGAATTAGACAAGGTAATATTAAATTCTTTAAATCAAAAGGCTTTATGTTTATAGAATTACCATCCGGACGTAGGCTTGCCTACGCGAGACCTAGAATAGGGCTTAACCGATTCGGTAGTGAATCGATTGAGTACGACGGTATGGATCAGGTTAAGAATACATGGGGCAGGGTCGAAACCTACGGCGGAAAGCTCGTCGAAAACATTGTGCAGGCTGTTGCAAGAGATTGCTTGGCCGCATCAATGCTAAGACTGGCAAAAGCAGGGTACAAGATTGTAGCCCACATCCACGACGAAGTGGTTATCGAAGCGCCAATAGGCGAAGGCAGTTTAGAAGAAGTAATAGATATTATGTGTAAACCTGAGCCCTGGAACGAGGGCCTCATATTAAACGCAGCGGGGTTTGAAAACCCGTATTATATGAAAGACTAGGAGGAAGTCATTATGATTAACAAAGAACAAATTAAACAACAACGAGAAGCCATTGATAGCTTATACGAATTAGTAAAAAACGCACCTGCTAGTGAACGTAAAGACGCAGCTATGGCGTACTGTGAAGGTTGTATTGCTGCTTGTGATTTGGGTCTTAAAGTACTCAACGGTAAGAAAGTAGAAGCACCTAAGGCTGAGGAGACTCCAAAGGCAGAAGAGCCTACGGTTACGGAAGAACCGACAGAAAAACCAAAACGCAAGCGTACTACTAAGAAGAAAGCCCCGGTAGAGGAAGTTCTTCCGGTTGAAGATGCCCCAGTAGTTGAAGAAGAAGACGATTTAGACGATTTGTTATAAGAAAGAGGTTAGCGCCTTATGAAGGTATTATTTAGTTTGTCAGTCAAAAAGTTGTATGACCTAGTACGGCGCAAGCAAGTGAACTCTTGGTCACCTGCTGTACATTACCACGTAGATTGCGGGCAATCCTTTGCCTGCTTGTGGCCTTCCGTGTCATCCGGTATGGGCAAAATCGTAGACCCCTATATGTCAAATGAGTTTTATTGCCCGCAATGTGGTGAACTCATTCACACAAATGATGATTGTGTTGCTGAGGTTTCGAGTAATGATAATATTCCGCTTGATATTGAACTTTCAATCATCGATAGGGGATCAATATTAGACGTTAAATTCGACTACCACACAGTGTATGTCGATAATGATATGCAGTCGATTTACCCCGGATACAAACCGCATCTTGTCGACATATTGCGTTTTGATTTTAAACAAGGAAAAGTATTCCTGGTTCAAAAGAAACGCACTCGTGCCGATATAGTATCTGAAATCGAGCCTAATATATCGTGCTTTTACTCAAAATCGCTGCCCTTGCGCTGGCTTGTAGCGACTCCAAATTGTCGATTAGCCGAACATAAAAACGAGCTAAAGACTTTTGCTAAAGTGCTAAAGGACGCCTACTTTACTAAGTTATCTAAAAAAGTAGGCTACAAAGTTAAGCCTATCAGGCAGGGTGTTTTGTTATCGTCCAAGTATGGGGCGCTTGATAATTTGCTCCATAACCTAATATGGAAAATGCAGGCACCAGATGCGCCTGCGTTAAACGATACCCTAATTAAAGACTACGACACCTATTTTAGGCCTTTCGGATCTGACAAGGTGGGTACTTCAAGTATTACTGAGTTAACAAGCACCGGTACACCATTTATTAAAGCTCTAATACAGCTTTATGAATTGCCGGATAAGCGCTGGGTTCGAAGGTTGCTGTCAATACGTCCTTTCTTTTATGTGAAAGTAATTAAGACGGCTAGCAAGATATTCAAAAGTATGGATTATCAAAAAGCCTTTACAGACCTCGTAGCAGAGGAAGGCGGGGGCACAGGATATATTCAATCGTGGCCAATATGGAATAGCGAACAAGCCTTGCTTATGTTTACAAAATTCCTATCCATCATGAGGCACCAATACGGTGAGCGGCGTACTCTACTGTTCGTTAAAAACGCCGATTCCTATTCTGAAATTAAAGATACATCCGATATGTATCTTAGATTATCAAGAAGCAAGAAAAAGGAAGTTTGGGCTAGACGAATTCAGATTAAAGACCTGCACGACGAGATTGTGTGTCTATCTAAGTTTGAAAGCGCTGAAAACTTACCGGTGCAGCAAAGTCTGCGCCATAAAAAGTTAGCAGATTCAGTTGAAGGGCTAACTTTCAACGTGATCAAATCGACGCACGGCATCATCCGATTAGGCGTGCAATTGAATAATTGCGTTGGTACTTATGTCGATAAGGTAAAAGCCGGAACGTGTGCTATCGTAGGCGTCTATAAAAGTGACAAGCCTGTAGCATGTATTGAAGTTAATCCCAACAAGGATACGGATAACTTCGTCGAAATACACCAGGCTAAGTTAAAAAATAACAGATGTGTTAGTGATAACCACGATGTCAATTATGCTGTATGCCAATGGGTTAAAAAGCATAAATTACAAGTACCCCAATTTATAAGAGACATCCAATTTGCGAAGGGAGGAGCGATGTAATATGGATACAAATATCATCATAGCTACGGGCAGAAATCGCTCCGCCCGTAGCTGGAAGTCTCAGAAAATGACTTGGAGTGCGTTGGCCAACAAATTATCCACGCCAACAGTCACTAACGAAACGGCAGCTGAATACGTTAAAATGCCTAAGGACGAAAAGGGCCGGAGGAAAGATGTGGGCGGTTTCGTAGGTGGCTATATTCCCAATAATGGTAGACGAGTTAGAGGGGAAGTCAAAGAAAGATATTTGCTTACCCTTGATGCGGATTCACCTAGCGAGGATTTTATTTCGAACCTTGATTTGGAACTAGGAGATATGGAATACGTGCTATACAGTACGCACAGCCATACCCCTGATAATCCACGATACCGCATCATCATTCCGACCGATAGAGTGATGTCTCCTGATGAGTACCAAGCAGTCTCGAGACGTATCGCCGATGATATTGGTATCGAATCTTTCGATTCCTCAACGCATCAGGCGGAGCGCCTTATGTATTGGCCGAGTTGCCCTAAAGATGTTGCGTATGTATACCAACATAATGAGGGTAATCTTATTTCAGTCGATACGTATTTGAGTACCTACAGAGACTGGCGGGGTACGAGTCTTTGGCCAACATCAAGTAAAGAATCTCAAATCAGGCTGGATGCAGCTAAAAAGCAAGGTAATCCATTAGAGAAAAAAGGCCTACTGGGTGCATTTTGTAGATGTTACAGTATCACAGAAGCGATACATAAGTTTCTACCAGATGTCTATGCGCCAACGCAGCACGAGGACCGGTACACGTATACAGAAGGCAGCTCAGTAGCAGGCCTAGTTATCTACGATAATGACACGTTTGCTTACTCGAACCATGCAACTGACCCTATCAGCGGTAAGCTCGTCAATGCCTTTGACCTTGTTCGCATCCACTTATTTGGTGCCGAAGATGCTGACGCTGATCCGCGCACCAAAGTAACAGACCTACCGAGCTATAAGGCAATGCTTGATTTTGTTAATGAAGACGGCGCCGCGCCTGTACTGCTCGATAAGGAGCGTATGGCTGATATGGAGTTTGAAGATATCACGGACGAGGATGAAGACTTTCTCGAAAAACTTAAACGTGACCGCCGTGGTACACCTGAATCAGATGTATTCAACTGCTTAATCGTTCTTAAATACGACCCAGCGTTAAAAGGTAAAATCCGCCTTGACGAATTTGCACACCGCCTAGTGGTGATTGACGATTTGCCGTGGCGCGGTAAAGATGAAACACCGTACTGGACTGATACAGACGATGCGTGCTTACGTAATTACTTCGCTACGAAATACCTAATTAAGGGTAAAGGCATTATCGATGATGCTCTTCAGGAAGTAACACAAGCTAACAAATTCCATCCTGTGCGTGAGTACCTAACAGGACTAAACTGGGACGGTGAATGTAGAGTTGACACACTCTTCATCGACTACATCGGGGCCGAGGATACCGAATACATCAGGGCTGTCACTCGTAAATGGATGTGCGGCGCCATCGCACGAGTAATGGAACCTGGCGTTAAGTTTGATACGGCTATCGTATTATACGGTGCGCAGGGCTTAGGGAAATCTCTTATCTTGGAACGCTTAGGCCGTAAATGGTTCAATAATTCGTTGGTTGATATTAAGACCAAAGATGCCCTTGAACAAATCCAGGGCTCTTGGATTAATGAGCTCGCGGAACTGGCACCTACTTATAAGAATGATAATGAAATTGTAAAGGCCTTTATCAGCCGTACCTCTGACCGGTTCCGCTCACCTTACGGCAGGCGTACCGAAGAGTACCCTCGCCAATGCGTATTCGCCGGTTCCACTAATAATCTCATGTTCCTCAAGGACAGAACCGGTAACCGCCGATTCTGGCCAATCACAGGCTACAAAGATCGTAAGACGAAAAACGCCTGGGACATAACGCAAGATGACATCGACCAATTATGGGCGGAGGCCTACTATTACTGGTCTAACGGTGAATCGTTAGTACTCGAGGGAGACCTTGAGGAAGAAGCCTTAAGAATCCAATTATCACACACAGAAGGGGGTGAACTCGTAGGCCTCATTGAAGAATATCTTGAGATGTTACTTCCTGAAGATTGGGAGTCGCTAGATATCTTTGATAGACGCGATTATATCAGGAACTATGGCGATGACGATCATTGTGGTTCAGTGCAGCGGGAACGGGTGTGTGCCCTTGAGATATGGTGTGAAGTGATGGAGGGGGACAGGAAGAACCTGCAGAACGCAAAGGCTAGGGAGATTACAGACATACTTCAAGCAATGCGAGGATGGAACCCTTATACAAAGGGAACTGGTAAAGCACGGTTTGGCAGGCTTTACGGCCCACAGAGGGCGTTTGTAAGGGAAGGTACAGACCTTCTATCAATCTATAAACGTAATCACGAAAAGTAGGTGTGTCCAATTATTTGAGGTGTGTCCAATTATTTAATAGGCACAAATGTTTGTAAAAATAATTATTCAAGCCTATACATTGATAAATTTTGATATATGCTAATAATTGGACACACCAAACACGTCCGGACACACTAATCGGACACGGGCAAAAAGCAGATAACTGCTAATCAAATTAATAATATGTGTCTAGTGTGTCCAATTATTTATATAAAAAATAAAAAATAAATATATGAATAATCGTATGTATACGTATACACGTGAAAAACGCGAATACGCGTATATATATATTCTGGCAAAAAATCGGACAAATTGGACACACCCCCCCCATAAATCCAGTAATGACGTGGGTTCGTAGGCGTGTCCGAGGGTGTGTCCAATTATTAAATGAGAATGAGGTGATAACGTGGAAAAAGATATCGAGCGTTGGTTGGGAAATCAACTCAAAAATCTGGGGTGCATATATATGAAATTCGTATCGCCGGGAAATGATGGCGTGCCGGACAGAATTATAATCTTACCGGGTGGCCTAGTCGTGTTCGCTGAACTAAAAGATGAAAAAGGGCGATTAAGGCCCAATCAACGCGTGCAGATAGAACGGATGCGAAAGCTGGGTGCCAGCGTTTCCGTAGTTACCGGCAAATTAGGGGCTACTTTGTTTGTTGATGATATAAGAAGGGCGATTTATGGACTTTCATCCACACGAATATCAAAAGATAGCAATTCAAAGAATCATTGACCATACACACTATGGGCTGTTACTTGATATGGGATTGGGCAAGACCGTTTCTACATTAATCGCTATCGAGCAGTTAATGTATGATCAATTCGATATTAAGAAAGTGCTGCTTATCGCACCTAAGAAAGTAGCTGAATCGACCTGGATGCAAGAGGCTAACAAATGGAATGAGACAAGCCATTTGAAGATAGCATCTGTGCTAGGTCCTGAAAAGGATCGCATCAAAGCCCTTCAAAGCGATTCTGATATTTATGTGATGAATCGTGAGAATGTGCAATGGCTGTATGAGTATTATCATAAGAAGCCGTTCCCTTTTGACATGCTTGTCATCGATGAAAGTTCATCGTTTAAGAATCCGCAGGCCAAACGGTTTAAGGCTATGCGTAAGATGAGGCCTTTCTTTAAACGAGTAGTGATTCTAACAGGCACACCGGCACCGAATACATTGATGGATGTGTGGGCGCAGATGTACCTGCTAGATGGCGGAGACCGATTGGGTAAAACAATTACAGAGTACCGCAATCGTTATTTTAAACCAGATAAAACAAACGGGCATATCGTGTATAGCTACCGATTACTGCCCGGCGGAGATACCGCGATATTTGGTAAGATGCAAGATATCTGTATGAGCTTAAAAGCTAAAGATTACCTAACATTGCCAGAACGTATTGAGAACGTAATCACGGTAGAAATGAATTCCAAAGAATGGGCGCTTTACAAAGAAATGGAACGTGATCATGTCTTAAGCTTGGTTGATGATGACGACGACGTAAGTGCACTCAATGCAGCATCCTTGGCCGGTAAATTATTACAATTGGCCAATGGGGCTATCTATACCGATGAAGGTGAAACAATTATCGTCCACAATGAGAAGGTGGAGAGGTTAAAAGAATTAGTAGAAACGAATGAAGGAAAACCGATGTTAGTATTCTACAATTTCAAGCATGATCTACAAGCGATTAAGGGAGCCTTTCCCAAAGCTGTCGAATTAAAGACCGATGACGATGTGGCCGAGTGGAACAAAGGAAACATTCAAATGTTACTGGCCCATCCCGCATCGGCAGGATACGGGCTAAACCTTCAAGCTGGTGGCAATATCATTGTCTGGTATGGATTAACGTGGAGCCTAGAGCAATATCAACAGGCTAACGCAAGGCTTCATAGGCAAGGCCAAACGCAACCCGTGATTATCCATCATCTAGTAACAAAAGGGACGGTGGATGAGCAAGTGATGAAAGCCTTAGAGCGCAAGGAAGTAGGGCAAGATGCACTACTCGAAGCCATTAAATATCGTAAAGAGTTGTACAAGGAGTAAAGTATCATGCAAAAAAAAATGTAGAAAGTGTGGCACGAAGTTTACGGTTAAAACATCAGAAGACTATTGTCCGGAGTGCATGGAAGTTATGACGCCTCCGCCGGCCGGTACTAAATTAGAAGTTAGAGAATGCGAAGGTTGCGGAGAGCCGTTTGAATATTTTAGAAAGCCACAGGGTAGGCCGCGTAAATATTGCCCTGATTGTGCAATTAAATTCTGTCATAAATCCAAGAAGGACGTTGAGGAGGAAGGAAAAATGACTACAGTAGACAGTAGCAAAGAAGCTGTTCAAGTACCAACTGCCGAGCATATGGATAAGATGTATGGAAATATTGAGCACGATGCTGTGAATCATCCCTCACATTACACCAGAGGGAAGATTGAAGTGATTGACTTTATCGAAGATCAACAACTTCCGTATCATCTTGGTAATGTTATTAAGTACATCGCACGAGCAGGGTATAAGGGCGATAAACTCGAAGACCTAAAAAAAGCGCGGTGGTATTTGGATAGATACATCAAGGAGGTGATGGGGGATGGAACACTTTAAACAAGGTGACTGTGTGTTAGTATCGAATGATAACAAACATTGGTATCATAGACACTTCTATCGTATTGATGATGTATGGGGCGGTACCGGTAAGGCGCTTGTGTATGCTGAGGGTAAAAGTCCATGGACGGTGAGCCGTAAGCACGAGGACCAATACAAACTGTACGAGATATGGAGATATTGCAAGGGGGTGGAAGAGTGACCGATAAAGAGTACATGCAACAAATATTACGAATTGATGACCGCATAGATTCAATTAAGCGTGATATTGAGGCACAGATAGAACGTAAGGCGGATACCTTGTCCGCCACGGACTACAGCAAGGATAGGATATCCGGCGGGCATTGCGGCGATTTATCAGGTATAGTAGCTGGTATCGAGCAATGTGTTGAATTGCAACGAAAGGAAATAGAAAGGTTAAAAGCCATTAAAGCAGAAGTCCGTTGGGTGATTAGCCAAGTACGGCCGAATGAGTTGGCGGTCCTACTGACTGAACGATACGTACAAGGGAAGAGTTGGAAAGAGCTAGCAGGTATCTTATTCTATAGCGAGGCAAGAGTACGTGGCGAGCTACACGATAGGGCCCTGGTAGAGGTAGGACGTATACGTGCTAGATTGAAATAGCGTGGACAATACAAAACAATACAAAACAGTACATCGACATGTGGTATACTGTAGGTGTGAAAGTTGGGAAACTTCACAGGAAGTGAATAAGGAAAGGACGCCAGATGTACTTGGCGTCCTTTTGTATTATGCAGGTTTAATCAATATCATCATAGGGGGTACCTGTTCGTAAGGCAAATGTAATCCTTTCAAATAACAAACTATACCAAAATAAATTCGCGACACTTCTGAGATGTTTTAGCACAAAATAGAATAGCATTGTTTAACTACAACCAATACATAATGTAAGAGATTTCCTTGAATACTTAACTATATCAAATCACTACTCCTATGATGATATTGATTAAGCCTACAAATAAAATAGAATCTAACTGCCAATAGAAAGGAGAGAATAGTATGACAGATATTACTTGCCATATTAAAGATTGTTTACATAACAAACGTAATAAGTGTACTGCTAATGCTATTGTCCTTGGCAGTAAAGGTAATTGTAAAGCCAAAGCCTTTGCTAAAGATATGATGAAACATTCACGCAAACAACACTGGCGAGGGGGCATGTATGGGGGCTAGGGCAACAGCCCCAATAGGGGGCCTTAAAGGTACTCCAAATGAAAAATATTTTGCGTGGGTCATCCGAACCCCGCGGAATAGCTAGTTAGTTATTTTTCCGAACTGCTGTTCGGCTTCAAAAACGGTCAACTTTTGAAAGGAGGCGAGACTGTGACGAACGTAACAATCGTTGACGAATTAGTATCATCTAAAATTGTAGCAAAAGTACTCGGAATCAGCTCTCGGCGTGTCCAGCAGTTGACCGAGGACGGTATATTCGAAAAAGAAAAACGCGGACAGTATAACATCGCGAAAACAGTACAAGCATTTGTTGCGTATAAAACCGGAGAAAGTAAACTCGAAAAGAAAGCACGCGAAGGCGGATATGATGCCGAACGAACTTTGTTAACTCGAACTAAACGGATGATTGAAGAAAACAAACTGAAGATCATGAATGGAGAATTGCACCGCTCGAATACAGTTAAAGCCGTAATGAATCGAATGTTGAATAACTTTAAAAGTAAGCTCCAGGCGTTGCCACTAAAAGCAGCCCCTAAAGTGCTAGGGGAGACGAATTTGTTAGTCATTCAAGATGCACTTCTCGATGAGGTGAATGCATGCTTAACGGAATTGTCTGAATATGACCCTAATATGTTCCATGATGAGTCCGATGATATCATCGTGGATGACGATGAGGTAGGTGAAGGTGATTGAAGCACACATGCAACCTGTTCAAAGGACTGGCCAGTGTCCTAAAGCCACCGCCAAAGTTTACTGCGTCGGAATGGGCCAACGCTAACGTAGTGCTATCTACAGAGGATAGCGCCGAACCAGGGAAGTATTCCACCGATAGAGCACCTTATCAAAAGGAAATGCTTGATGCGGTGAGTGATCCTGATGTTGAAAAAGTAGTCTATATGACAGGCTCTCAAATTGGTAAAACCCAGCTCATTAAAAATGTGTTGGGTTATTTTATTGACTACTTTCCATCACCAATTATGTTCATGCAGCCTACAAAAGACATAGCTAAAGAGTTTTCCAAAACTCGTATTGCTCCCTTTATTCGTGACACAAAAGTACTGAACGATAAAATGGCTGATGTAAAATCTCGGGACAGTGGCAATACGGTATTGAATAAGACCTTTCCTGGCGGTTACCTAACATTAGTAGGGGCGAACGCTCCAGCAGATTTGGCATCTAGGCCAATTCGTGTATTACTAGCGGACGAAATTGACCGCTATCCAGCATCAGCAGGGACGGAAGGCGACCCTTTGAGCTTAGCAGAAAAGCGTACTAATACGTTCTACAATAGAAAGCACGTGTACGCATCTACGCCATTGGCCAAAGGTACCAGCCGGATAGAGAAATTGTATCTAGGCGGTACGCAAGAAGTATGGCATATTAAGTGCCCTGTATGCGGCGAATACGTGTATCCTTCCTGGGATAAATTTCACGCAGACGAGGACACAGGCAAGTACTACTTGGCGTGTGATCACTGCGGAACGCTATCAGAGGAGTTCGAGTGGAAGAAACTGTATCGAGAGGGCAAATGGATTGCGGAAGCCCCGGAGAATTTGAAAAAGTACAATTGCCGTAGCTTTCACATGAACGCGTTTGGCTCGCCTTGGGCATCTTGGGGTAAACTTCAAGATAAATACGAGGAAGCCACTAAACTCGGGACGGCTGGCGTTAAGACATTCTTTAATACAGAAATGGGTATTCCTTACGAAGAGGATACAGAAACGCTGCAATCGGAAGAACTTTACGAACGTAGGGAGGACTACGGAGCGGAGCTACCGGACGGAGTACTACTCTTAACCTGTGGCGTCGATACACAGGACGACCGCTTAGAGTGTGAAATCGTTGGCTGGGGGAAAGATTATGAGAGCTGGGGTATACAATACTTCAGATTATATGGAGACCCTGCCTATGACGCCGTATGGAAAGAATTGGACGATATTATTTTAAATCGTACATGGTCGTATGCCGATGGCAGAAAAAGGGGCGTATCAGTTACGTGTATTGACTCCGGTGGTAGTAAGACCCAATCGGTATATAAATACTGCTCAACTAGATGGCATAAGCGCGTGTACCCTATTAAGGGCGTAGGCGGTGCAGGTAAAGACCTGATTGACGGATTGCCTACAAAGTTGAAGAAGTACAAAACTAAATTATTTAAGCTCGGTGTAGATACAGGCAAGGAACAAATTTATAGTGATTTGAACCAAGAAAAGGGCCAGCCGAGGTATTGTCATTTTCCTAAAGACCATGAAAAAGGGTATGGGAAGAAATACTTCGAGGGTCTATTAGCAGAAATGAAAGTGTCTAAATTAGTTAATGGCCATTTCAAAGAGCAATGGGTACTGCGCCCGGGACGAAAAAGAAATGAGCCGTTTGATATTAGAAACTACAACCAAGCTGCTATTGCTATTATGAATCCGAACTTCGATGCATTAGAGGCGCGGAATAGTAAGGAAGAGTATACGCCGTATCAGAATACGACGCGCGTAGTGAAAGCGGGTGATGCACCGAAGAAACGAACAAGACGACGCATTAGAGGAGGAGGGATACGATTATGACAATCCTACAAAGGATTATGGAAGAATTAAATATTCGTGAAGTGCACGAAATACCTACCGCTCTAACAAAGGCGTTGCTAGATTCGAATACCTGTTCGGTACTTTTGAAGGCGATACAGCCTTACTATTCGTATGAAGCGTTACTTGCTGAATTCGAAGAACATAGTGCAGATAGAAAAAACTATATGCAAGATTACACGCCACAATGCGTGCTAGATATAATCGGCGGTATTACCCCCGGCGGTGATGCTCGCGACGTGTGCGCAGGGATTGGCGGGGTGTCTTTGGCTAAATTTAAGTCGGATAATACCGTGACACTAAGGCTCGAAGAGTATTCAAAGAATGCGATAGCGTTTATGTTGCTTAATCTGTTAATGGCTAATATCGATGCGGAAGTAGTAGAGAAGAACGTTCTTACAGGTGAAGAGCTTGCGTACTATAAAGTGGAATCCGCAGCATCTGGCTTTGGCCAAGTAGCTAAAGTAGATATGCTAGGAAGTAAAAAATATGATACGGTGATTAGTAATCCTCCGTATAGTCAATCTTGGATTCCACAAATGGATGCACGTTTTGAAGGTTATAAATTGGCACCAAAGAGTAAA